CGTCGCGCTATTGAGGGCAAGCCCCCTATTGAAAAAACTGACAACATCTTGACAAACGACAAGAAGAATATTTCATCGGCTAAGAAACTGCACGCGGCAGGACTTGAGCCACACTGGGTTAGCTCAGATGAGGCGGTGCCTATCGTCTTGCGGGAGCTTGGCTATGCCATTTGATACAATGACGCGCAAGCTCGCTTACTTTGTCAGTGAGCGGGAAAGCATTAGAATGAAAAAGCAGTCAGATCCAGCTCAAACTGAGCCTTGGACTGAGGATGAAATACTACAGAAGTACCGCTTCTGCAACGTGCACCGCGCTGACGATCGTGTATCGCGTTGGATAATTGAGAACATCATCGAGCCGTACAATGATAACGACTGGCTTTGGATTATGCTAGCTTGCGCTCGCTATATCAACTGGCCTCCCACTATCATCGAGTTGATTGAGCGCGGTGAATGGCCTGTGGCGTCATTTAGCCCTACCGCTTTCGGCGGGGTGATTGACCGTCGCGCTGAAAAGGGAAAGAAGGCTTGGACTGGCGCTTACGTTATCACTGGTCGCAATATCCCCCCAGGCATGGGTAAAGGCGTATTTGTCGCTAAGAGCATGCTTGAGCCGTTGTTCCATAATGTGGAAATACCTAAGTATTTAAACACGACTGCCCCTGAGGAGCGTAGCGTTCAGGCGGTGCTAAAGATGTTTGAGGGTATATACGGTTGGGGCACTTTCATGTCGGGTCAAGTCGTTGCTGATATGACTTACTGCCATCTGTTGAGCGAGGCTAAAGACCTGAAAACCTTTGCCCCTATCGGTCCTGGCTCAACTCGCGGCTTGAACAGAATTTATGGCCGTTCCTTGGAACAAAGCATTCCGCAAGAACGGTTCAACGACGAATTGATGGAAACGCTGGAAACGTGTAAGCCGGTGGCTGATATCAATCTTAACTCTCTCACGCTGCATGACTGGCAGAATTGTATGTGTGAGTTTGATAAGTATATACGGGCTACCAATGGTGGCCGCCCTAGATCTAACTATATACCTGAAACTGCATACTGAGGACTAACATGATAGCTTTCAACGTCAGAAACGTGAACCAAGCGTTCCCCTTGGAAATCAATAGCATTAAGTCTATTGGTAAGCCCCGCAACTCACGCAATGGGCCTGTTATTGAATTCAGCGAGCCTGTGGCAACGACCTATGCCCGCCCTACCGAGCGCGTCCTGTTCAATGAAGCCCGTAACTGTAATCCATTCTTTCATTGTATGGAAGGTCTTTGGATTATCGGCGGCTACCGCGACGTCGAGTTCCTTGACTATTTCAACTCACAGATGAAGCAGTATAGTGATGATGGTGATACGTTTTGGGGCGCGTACGGCTATCGTTTAAGGAACAATGCTGGCTTCGATCAGCTCGAGTTGGCCATTTCGCTGCTTAAGAAAAACCCTGAGGACCGTCGCGTTGTCACAACGATGTGGGATCCTATCCTAGACTTAGGCGGCAACAAAAAAGATCACCCTTGCAACACACATATCTATTGGAAAGTGCGTGACGGTGAGCTGTACATGACCGTTTGCTGCCGTTCTAATGACTTGCTTTACGGTAAGTTGGGCGCGAACGTTGTCCACTTCAGTATGTTGCAAGAGTATGTCGCCGCTAGAACCGGCTACAAGGTCGGTCCTTACACGCAGATGTCTGACTCGCTGCACGTTTACACGTCGCTAGAAGTCTGGGACCGCGTCAAAGATACAAGCTACGTACCGCTTGATTATTATGAGTCTGACTATGCTGAGCTGGCCGTCAAGCCCTATCCGATGATGCAGGATTGTGATCACGGTGACTGGCAAAAAGACCTTGAAGCTTTCATGCTAGACCCGCAAGATGAGCGTATTTACCGTACGCCGTTCTTCCAAGACGTGGCTCAACCGATAGCGATGATTTGGTGGCAACATAAACGCGCCCGCAATGGCCTGATCTATGCTGATAGTATCCGCGCAACTGATTGGCGTGCGGCGTGCAAAGCGTGGTTGATTCCTAAGGAAAACGATGAACACGTTGGTGCTTGACTTCGAGACGTACTACGATCCGGCGTCATTCTCGCTTTCCAAGATGACGTCCACCGAGTACATTCGGGACGCTAGGTTCCAAGCCATATGCTGCGCTTTTAAGTTTAACGACGAGCCTACGCATTTAGCTTGGGGTGATGATATTGCTAAAGCGTTTGAGCACTATGGTACTAACGTCCGTGCTGTGTGTCATAACGCGCAGTTTGACTTGGCTATCGCCGCTCAGCATTATCAATGGTTTCCTAAGGAGGCAACTGATACTGTGGGCCTAGCGCGGGCGCAACTTCGCTTGAAGTCTTATAGCCTTAACTCAGTCGCTGCTAGTCTAGGTTTCGGCGAGAAACTTGACGGGCTATCGGTGTCCAAGGGTAAGCGGCTTGAGGCTTTGCAAGATTATGAGCGCGATATCTTAGGCGAGTACTGCGTACGTGACGTTGACCTGACGTACCGCATTTATGAGCGTTTGATTAAGACGTTCCCGAAGTTTGAGTTCTTACTGCTGCAATGGACGATCAAAGCGGTCACAATGCCGCTACTCGCGGTGGATTACAAGATGCTTGATGATTACATCGTTGAGCTGGACAAAGCTCGCGAAAGTATGCTTGAGGACGCGGGCATAACGCTCGATGTTATCATGTCAAACCAGAAGTTCGCTCAGGCTCTTAAGAACTTAGGCGTTGAACCGCCGATGAAAATGAGCGAGCGCACCGGTAAGCCTACGTTTGCGTTTTCTAAGCAAGACAAGGGTATTACCGATTTGATGGAATATCCTGATGTTCGGGTGCAAGCCGTTGTTGGCGCTCGGCTCAAGCTGAAGTCCACCATTGAACAGACTCGCGCTGCCCGCTTGAGCGCTATCGGCAAGACTGGCCTGCTGCCAGTTCCGCTACTGTACTACGGCGCGCACACAGGCCGTATGAGCGGCGGCGGGGGTATCAACTTGCAAAACCTGACTCGCGGGTCTAAGTTGCGAAAAGGCATCGTTGCCCCTGCTGGTAAAGCCCTTGTCGTGGGCGATAGCTCACAGATTGAAGCTCGCGCTCTAGCTTGCGTCGCCGGCCAAGAGGATTTGATGGAGGTTTTTCGCAAGGGGCTTGATCCTTACTGCGATATGGCCTCGTTTATCTATGGCCGCACTATTACTAAAGCTGACGAAGATGAGCGCTGGCTTGGCAAGGTGACGGTTCTAGGCGCGGGGTATGGTATGTCCGCTAGAACGTTCTTTGAGTTTCTTAGAACGCAAGGTAAGCCCTTGTCCATGGAAATGTGTGAGAAGGCTATCACGGCGTACCGCAAGAAGAACGACAAGATTGTCAAGTTCTGGGACGTCTGCGATAAAGCACTACCCTTAATCGTTGAAGGCATCGAGCGCCCGCTAAGCACCGAGATACCGGTCATTACTGGTAAGAACAAAATCACGCTACCCGCTGGTTTGCCGTTGCTTTATACTGAGCTCAGCTACAGCTCCACTGACCGTCGTTATAGCTACGCTTCACGCGGTGATGGGCGCTCAGGTATCTATGGCGGGTTAATTACCGAGAACATTGTCCAAGCGTTAGCCCGTCACATTGTGATGGAACAGCTACTGATTGTGCATCAAAAATACCCTGTCGCTCTCACAGTACATGACGAGTTAGTGGCCGTGGTTGACAAGGCTGAGGCTGCCGAAGCGCGTGACTATATCGAGCGCATTATGTGTACCCCTCCACGCTGGTGGCCGGACTTACCGGTCAAGGCTGAGGTTAAATTTGGAGAAGTGTATGGAAACATCAAGTAATAGAATACCAACAGTATGGCTTGTGAGCTATGACCGCCGTAGAGACTATTCTGCAGCGGACGCTTACGGCAACGTGCGTCATGTCTTTTCCTCTATTGGACGTGACTATGACGGCTCGGCTGCTATTGCTCACGCTAGAAACGTCTTACAAGACTACTACCCTGATGACTACATCGTCATGTCGGGTGACCCTGCATTGTGCTCAATTTGCGTCACGGTCGCGGCCGAGTTGCGGGGCACGTGTTTGTTGCTAAGGTGGGATAAAAATAAATTGTCCTACAGCAAATTAAGGTTAAATTTTTAACCGCGCCGTTAAAATTGAGGTTATAATTAACGGACCTCATAACTTTGTAACCTAGGAGAACTTTTCATGAGTGATTGGCAAGACAGCCTTATCAAAGGCAAGCAAGAGCTTCCCCCGCGCATTTGTATTTACGGTGGTCATGGTATTGGCAAGAGCACTATTGCTAGCCAGTTTCCGAAGCCGATTTACATTTCAACCGAGGACGGCTTATCATCTTTGGATGTGACATCGTTTCCCCGCGCTGAAACTATTGGCGATGTGGCTAGCAGCATTAAAACTTTAATTAAGGAGGATCATGACTTCAAGACTGTAGTGCTCGATACCGTTGATTGGTTGGTCGAGCCGTTAATTTCGGGCGATATTGAAAGCCGCTACGATGAAAAAGCGCTCGCTTACGGCAAGGGTCAAATGATGATCGCTGAGTCGTTTCGTGAAATTTTAAGCGGGTTCGATGCGCTGCGTAAGCGTCGCGATATGAACATCGTCTTATTAGCTCACGCGTCGGTTGTCCGATATGAAGACCCCCGCTCCGATCCTTACGATCGCTATCAACCTAAACTGCCTAACCGCTGTAACGCCATCCTGCAAGAGTGGGTTGATGTTTTGGCTTTTGCCAGCTTCCGCGTCATTGTCAAGCAAAGTGACTCGGGCTTCGGCAATAAAACCACACGAGGTGTAACCACGGGTGAGCGTTTGCTTCACTTGGTGGAGAACCCCGCGTACGTAGCGAAGAATCGCTATGCGTGTCCTGACGCCATCCCGATGGTGTATGAAAAGCTCACCGAGAGCATTCCTGTTAAACTGTAAATGGAGAATTTAGAATGGCTAACTTTGGTTTTAATACTGCTGAATATGATCCTAATGTGGATAGCGGCGGGTCTTATGATCCTATTCCTGAAGGTGAATACCAACTGATGTGTGAGGAAGCCGAGCAACGTCAAACGAAAGCGGGGACGGGTTACTATATCCGCGCTAAGTTTCGTGTCTTGGGTCCTACAAGCGCAAACCGCGTTATTTTCATGAACTTCAACACCCATAACCCTAGCTCCAAGGCTGAGGAAATCGGGCGTCGTCAGTTGGCTGGTTGGGCTCAAGCGTGCGGTAACCCCAACGCTAGCGACTCGGATCATCTGGTCAACGTGCCTTTCAGCGCGAACGTTGGTATTGAAAAAGGTTCCGGTGATTACGGTCCTCAAAATATCATTACCGGCTTCAAAGCCCCAAACGGCTCAGGCCGCCCTGCTGCGCCGGCAAAGGCTGCCCCCTCTGCTCCAGTCTCGACTCCTACAGCTTCTAAAGCCCCCGCTGGTAAAAAAGCCCCTTGGGATGATTGATGAAGTGTCCGGTTTGCGGGGCACAAAGTGACGTTAAGGAAACCCGATCTAAAGGCGGCTACACATACCGCCGTCGGGTTTGCTTTAACTATCATACGTTTACAACTGAAGAACGAGCTGTAGTTTATATAAGAGGAAAAAATGGTCGCATTGCCGAAAGAAAATTCTACTCTGGAACAGCTAATATACCAAGCCTATGAGAAAAACGACAGCAAAGATCTGATGTTGACGCGGATAGGTGCGTCTAGTATCGGTGAAGAGTGTGTTCGCTCTATCTGGTATGATTGGCGCGGGTTCCATAACGACCGCCCCGAAGGGCGTATGCTGCGCCTATTTAAGACCGGCTATATCCAAGAGGACCGCGTCGTTCAAGACTTAAAAGACGCTGGCCTAGAAGTCTGGGAAGTTGACCCTGATACTGGTAAGCAGTGGACTTACACCGCTGCTGACGGGCACTTTGTTTGCAAGACTGACGGTGCAGTTCGGGGCGTGCCCTCAGCTGAAAAGACGCCGCACGTCATTGAAATCAAATCGTCCAACGTCAAAGGGTTCAAAGAGTTACAGACTCGCGGCGTCAAAGAAGCCAAGCCTCTGCACTACTGGCAGATGCAAGCCGGTATGTGGCTATCGGGTTTGGAACGTGCTCTTTACATCGCTGTTTGCAAAGATGACGAAAAGTTTCATATTGAGCGCGTCTATAAAGACGAAGCTACAATTGAAATGATTGAGGAAAAGCTGCGGAAGTTGACCGAAGCCACTATGCCTCCTATTCGCATAGCAGAAAAGGAAACCGACTGGCGGTGCAAGTTCTGTGACGCGCACGCGGTTTGCTGGGGTCATCAAAAGCCCTTACAAAACTGCCGCTCCTGCCAACACGCTCGCCCTATTCAGGACGGCGGCTGGCTTTGCGAGAAGTTCAATGAGCAGCTTGACTACGGTAAGCAACTGAAAGGATGTGACTTGTGGACGACATTCTAACTACTTTTGTCGGCGTCGATCCTGGGCTGACTGGCGCTATCGCGGTGTTGCACGGTGACGAGTACGTCATCTATGATATCCCGACAATTAAGAAAGGTGACGGCGCGGTAAAGTATGAGATTGACCCCGCCGGTATGGGGCGTTTACTACGCGAAGGCATTATCAACCGCGTGCGGGTTGTCGCCGCTCTCGAGCGTGTTAACTCTATGCCTGGACAGGCCGCTGCTTCTACTTTCAGTTTGGGTGACTCGTTCGGGGTTTGTCGCGCAGTTTTAAGCCTCACAAACCTGCCTTTGACTTATGTTACCCCTATGGCTTGGAAAAAGTATTTTAAGCTCTCTAAAGACAAAGAGGAAGCCCGAGCGCTGGCTGTTAAGCTCTATCCTCTGGTAGACTTACACTTGAAAAAACACATTGACCGCGCTGAAGCGTTGTTGATTGCCACTTACTTAAAGGAAACTTATAATGCCAAAACCATTTGACTCTGAATTGATGGCGAAAGCCAAGGAACAAGTAGACTTCCAGCGTGAGCACTACATCAAAAAACACGCTGATGATGATCACTGGGTTGATCTCGCTCGCGATGCTAACGTCACGTTGCCAATGTTCTACGTTCGCCCTTCGGACGCTGGCGTCAAAGGCTTGCTGCGTAAGTTGGGCCTCAGCTGGCTTCATTACATTGAAGCTTACGGTTGGGAAACTACAGCTGACTTTGAGCGCTTGAACCCCAAGTTCAGTATGCGCCCGCTGGCCGGTCTAATTCTTGAACTCTGGGATGAACGTAAGCGAACTCTCGAGTCGTTAGAAGCGGCGGCTTACCATCGCGGGTTGGCTAAGGGCAACGGCAAGGCTAAACCTACCAAGTACCCACGCGGAGTTGCAAAGGTGCGTAGAGCGCCCCTAAAGCCGGTTGCTGAATCTTAAACACTTAGTTTTTAGCGCTAAATTAACGTAGCGGCTAAAAATTGAGTTATAATTTAAACCCTGATAACTTAGAACTTACTTATGCTAGTACCTCACGTTTCAATCAAAACTATTCGTAATGGAAATGCAGTCAAACGCTGGCACACGCGCCGTATGCTCACAAGCGACACCGTCGGCGAACATACAGCTAATGTCCTCGCTATCGTTTTCGTACTGGAACCCAAACCCTCACGGCAACTGGTTTTCGCAACGCTACTTCACGATACCGCTGAACAATGGACAGGTGATGTGCCGGCTACGGCGAAGTGGCGGTTGGCTAGGTTAAAGTCAGCTTGCGATGAGCTTGAGCACGATATGATGCAGGAAAATATGCTCAAAGTGCCCGCGCTCAGCGCTGAGGAAGTCTTGGTGCTTAAGTGGGCTGATATGCTTGACTTGCTTTACCGTTGCCTAGATGAGCTTGAGGTTGGCAACTCCACTATGGCCGAGGTCTTTGATCGCGGCGTTGACTATCTTAAAAATTTAAATGAACACCCAGTTGGATCACTTCTTTTGGAACAACTACAGAAAGATCGTAAAAATGTCAAGTCTTGAAATGGGTTTGAACGGCATCACCCACGCCGATATTAAGGGGCTGCTCAAAGCTGAACAATCTTACGGTGACTCTTGGAAAAAGCGCGGCGGCGTTGGCGCGTTCATGATGCTTGCTCGTAAGTGGGATCGCCTTGAGAATCAAGTCAAAATGCATGACTATGACATCTTTGAAGCTATCAGCTGTGATGTCCGCATTGAGGGTATAATCGACGACATCCGCGACTTACGTCGCTACCTACTGTTAGTTGAGGAACATATGGGCCAAGCGATTCCTCAGCTTGACAAGGAAGGTGATGCCGGCTCTAGTTACGTTAACCAAGATAGGTGATTTATGAAATTTGAAATGTTGTGTGATAGCGAAGACCAAGCCTTGTTCTTCTATGATAGTCTAGCGGCTGCTATGAAGATGTACGGTTGGGAAGAACCGATGCATATCTGGACTGATATGCCAGACCCAATGAAACCAAGCGAAGTCACGCACTCAGTGCGCGTTGGCGATTGGTCGAAAGAGTTCAGTGCTTAAAAGCGCCCTGTTAATTCCGCTAAACATTATCGCATTTGCGTTACTAGCGGTATCGGTTTGGGCTCCATGGCTGGTTCTTCTAGCCGTAGCAGTCCTACCGGTGCTGTACTTAGCGATAATACTGGGTTGGTGTTTCCGGAGGCCGTAAGATACGCTCTTTCAACTCTTGACGTTCCATCGGCGTCATGTTGTAGATGTCTCGGCCCATGTTGATAGCGTTCGCGGCTAGACCGCCCAGCCCCAAAATACCGGCTGTAACTGGATAACCCATTAAGGCCGCGCCAGCCGCGCCAGCCCCTGTCAACGCTCCACCTGCAGAAATACGAGAGCCGGTAACGTCGCCTTGCTTGCTTCTATTTAGGGCGTCTTGCGTGTCCAAAGCTGCACCCACGATAGGTAGCGTAGTGCCAAGGGTACGAGCTCCCGCTTTAGCCATAATAGGCAACGCACCCTCGGAAGGTGCTTTAAGCATCGCTGTCAACGGTGAAACTTTCTTAGGCGGCGCAAGTAACGCTTTAGTTTCAGCGTTAACTTCTTGAATCGTTTTAGGAACTAAGACATTAGAGCCTGGGGCTGATTCACCGACATTGGTGATACCCATCTGCGCCAGTTTAGCCTCTTGTTCAGGAATTGTAGCTTTCAAATCCCAAACACCGCCTGGTTGCTTAGACATATCAGCCGCACGACGGGCGTCAAAATCACTCAAACCAAAAGCCCTGCCGTAGTTAGCGGTTCCAGTACCGCCAGTTTGGGCGATTCCCGCTGCGGCATTTGTAGCTAAATTAGTACCAGTTGCGCGGGCGTTTTCTTCAGCCAGTTTTCTAACTGCGTAATCAACAGTGCCTTTAACGCCCCGAGCCCCCTCGCCAACACCGGAAACCGCAAGACCGGCTTTGGCTGCAGGAGCAGCTACAGCCATCGCTTGTCCTGGCGTCATACTGCTAAGCGGCGGGGGCATTTGATTTGAAGGCGTCGTCAAATCTTTAGCGCCTGTAATCGGAGAAGGTAACTCCCCTCCCGTACGTTGGTGCATTGTTAGCAGATAATCGACTGTGGAATCAGGCAACTTAGTTTCATCACCTGTCTTTACAAAAGCCGAATTCGGACCACCGTGCCAAGCCGCAAGCAGCTTTACTGGGTCAGTACCGATGTTAGGATTCTGGATATGATGCTGAGCGAGTTTGATAGCTGCGTCAATATTTTGATCAGTATCCAGAGGGTTTTTCAAACCTACAAATTTGGCTGTGTCCGGAGTAAACTGGAAAAGACCCATAGCCCGCTGGACATTAGTAGGGCTTTTTACAATCTCAGGCCCAATACTATCTGGCTTCAGGCTGCTTTCGTGAAACGCAAGCGGGACAAATAAGTCAGGGTTCAAACCAGCCGCTTCAAATTTAGCGCCGATCTTTTCCGCAACGGCTAACTGCGCTTCGTTAAGATTAGCAAGATCGAAGGGTTGAACGTCAGCCATAGTTACCTCTTATTGAGTAGCGCCCAGTTGAGCGCGACGCGCCTTTTCAGCATTTAAACGCTGCTTCCAGCTACCTGCGGGTGCCGAGGGTGTAGTTCCAGTAGGTACTGGAGTGTTTGTAGGCATACCAGACGCATATGCAGCAGAGTGCCTATTATAAGCTTCAGTAAACTCAGGTTGCGTGTTAAGTTGCGAGTACGTGACGCCGCGGTCGCGGTTCAGTTTGTCGTACAAGTTATGCTGCTCAACGTCCCAATTTGCTCGGTTCTTAAACTCGTTCAGCTTATTTTGGAAAGCGCCATACATGTCGTCTTGCGAGCTGGGGTGCAAACCTTGAGCAAACTTCAAGCGGAAATCGGTAACGCGAGCGGTACTACCCATGTTCTTAATATACTCAGCTTCAGCTACACCGCGTTGGCCGTCAATATCGTTAATCGCGTTGATCACGTTTTCGCTAGCATTCGCCCTACGCAAAGTGTCTTGCATATTGCGCACAGATTTTTCAGAGTGATCACCCGACAAGAACGACGATACAGCATCGGCGACATCACCGCGTTTGAAAATACCTAAGTTTTCTTTGACGCCTGGTTGCCCAAGAATTGTCTGGATGCGGTCATAGACAGGCAACATCGCTTCGGCCGCTTTGCGGTTGCTTAGTAGCGTTTGAGCGCCTGTAACGTCAGCACTGGCTTGTCTAGTGGACGTTTCTTTACGCCCCGCGGTCGCCGTTTCAACGTCTTGCACGGTTCTAGGCATACCTTGTTCGTTAGTGCCTGAGATGCCTTGTAAGAACTTGAGCTGCTGGTCTTGTGAGGGCAGCTTTCGGAACTGGTCATAGTCAGTAGACGTCAGTTTAAAGTCACCGAAAGGTGTAGTGTATGTCTTTTGTTCTTGACCAGGAATAGGTTGATCTGTGACGTATTGTCCAGTTTTCTTATTGAAAACGACGCCGTTTTGCGCGATAAGATAGTCAGGCTGCGACACCTTAGCGGCTTCTGTCAACAATGTAATACGCTCTTTGTCTTCAGGATGAGCGACGGCGTACTTGAGGGCGTCTTGAATCGTCAACGTCCTAGGCGAGGCCGTATCAGCGGGATGCGCAGTTGCACCTACAAGAGTTACGGCGCTAGGAGTGGAAGCGGCAGCCGCATTCATTGAAGCGGGTTCAACGTGCGATGAGGGAACTGCGTTTGAAGAGGCTGTAGGCGCGGCTCCAGCTACGGCCGCTCCTGGCTGACCGCCGATAAGACTTGTAAAATCTTGTTGGGCTTGAGCTTGATTAGCCAAGCCGTATTTTGCTTGCATCAAGTCGAGGCGGGCTTTAGCCAGCGGAATTTGATTCTTTTGTTGTTCGTCTTGATATCGGCCAAAAGTGGAAGCGGCTTTACCTAAAGACTCACCAAAGCTACCTGTACGACCTGGGTCAAGAAACGCGCCAGCGATTTGAAACCATGGCACCTGAGAACCTGCGTTGGCTTGCTTGTCAAGAATTGCTTGGTACTGGTCAAGAGCTTGCTTGTACTCAGCCATCGGCCCATTCATAACTGGAGCTGGAGGAGCCGCAACTTGAGGAGCAGCCTGAGGAGCTGGCAAAGCCCCTTGAGGGGCAGGTGCAGGTTGGGGAGCGGCTTGAGGTGCGGCTTGAGGCGCAGGTGGAACCATCGCCGCGGCATTACCACTAGATACGTAGCCAGGCCAGCTATTGCTATCGCTATTCGGATCGGCTGCGCTTAAAGGAGAGGTAGTATCTGGCATATATTTACTCTTTAAAGAAGACCGGCAGTTTTAGCTGCAGCAGCGGCATTAGCGACAGTGCTAGCAACGCCCGCAGTGGTGGCGGCAAGGCCGGCAGCTGTAGACAATGGAGAAGTTTGATAAGCGCCAGGAATAGGGCCAGTGTAAGTTTGCGATGTCGCAGTGGGAATCGTTTGACCTTGCAACAACGTAGCATACTGCTGCAGCGCAGTCATAGGATAGTTGTTTGCGGCTTGATTAATGGTTTGTTGCTGAGCGCCGATAGTTGAATTAGCATTAACAGCCGCCAGCGCGTTAGTCTGCGCTTGATTAGCCATAGAAGATTGTAACTGAGCACCAGCCAGTTGATTGGCTTGCTGAGTGTTTGTCAATCCGCCCAGCGTTTGACCGGCTGTAAGGTAATTTGCGTTTTGTTGGTTTTGCAACGTACCAGCAGTTTGCCCCAACGTGCCGAGTAAGCCCGCTTGAGATTGAGCCAGATTGCCTGCTAAATTACCTTGCGCCAGCGTATTTTGCGCTTGTTGATTCTGCAAATTGCCAGCCAAAGTAGCTTGCGCTAATGAATTTTGAGATTGTTGGTTCTGCAAATTACCCGCGGTAGACCCGAGGGTGGCTAAGTTGCTAGCTTGCTGATTAGTAAGCTGACCTAATCCTAAACCAGCGTTGATCGCTGTTTGAGCTTGCTGATTTTGTAAATTACCAGCGGTTGCACCCATAGCTGCTAAGTTGGCCTGTTGCGTGTTGCTCAGTTGTCCTAGGTTTGTCCCCGCTGTGATAGCGTTTTGCGCTTGCTGGTTTTGTAAGTTACCTGCAGTAGCGCCAACTGTTGCTAAGTTTTGAGCTTGCTGGTTTGTCAGTTGCCCCGTCGTTGCTGCAGCATTCAACGCATTTTGAGCTTGTTGATTTTGCAGATTACCTTGCGTAGCTCCGATACTAGCCAAGTTTGCTTGTTGAGCGTTGCTCAGCTGCCCTAAATTGGTGCCTACTGTAGAAGCCAATTGAGCTTGTTGTTGCTGTAAGTTACCTGCGGTAGAGCCGATAGAAGCCAAGTTGTTAGCTTGCTGCTGTTGTAGCGTGCCTGCCGTTTGACCCAGCGTTGCCAAGTTTTGAGCTTCTTGACTTTGGATACCTGCCGCGCTCGTACCTAAATTGGCAAGTAACGAGTTTTGCTGCTGAGTCAAGTTTCCAACAGTTTGACCTGCGGCCAGTTGATTTGCTTGCTGTTGCTGAGCTGCTGACAGCGCAGTGTTATAGCCCGCTTGTTCAGCTTGAGCTTCCTGAGCCAACGCTGCTGTGTCTGCACTAGAAATACCTTGCGCTAGAGCTTGAGCGCCGCGCTGCGATCCAAACTGGCCTGAGCCTACCGCTCCCGCTGTGATTTGAGGCGATAAGTTTTGCGCGATATTTTGCTGATTTAACGCCTGAATAGAATTAACCACATCTTGAGTATAAGGACTCAAATACTGGTTGAGATTAGCTGTAGACGCTTGCGTGGCTTGCTGCAAATAAGGGTTAGCCTGTTGAACGCCGGAAGTCGTTGTCGCAGCTTGAGCATACGGGCTGAAAGCGGCCATTCCTGTGTTGCTAAGCGCGGAGGCTTGCAAGTAAGGGTTAGCTGCGGTCAAGCCGCCTTGCGTAGCTGCCGCGTTCAAATAAGGGTTTGCCGCTTGTGCGCCTGTATTTTGCGCTAAAGCTGAGCTTAAAGTTGGTGCTGCTGCGCCGAGCGCGTTTAAAGACTGCGCTTGACCTAAAGCCCCGCTAGCTGCTGCAGCGCCTGTATTTTGCGCCATACCTTGATTGAGGTATTGCTGTGCAGCGTTTGCCCCGCTTAACGATGAAGACTGTGATAAGTAAGGGTTAGCCGCCGCTGCCGCTGTGTTTTGAGCAAGGCCAGCGTTAATATCACCTGAAGCTGCGTTAACTGCATTGATATTGCTTGCGTTAGACAAGTACGGGCTGGCCGCTGCCGCTCCAGTATTCTGTGCTAAACCAGCATTCACGCCTCCGGCTGCGGCAGTGTTTGTCGCGTTTAGACCTGCCGATGCGCCCAAATAGGGGTTGGCCGCAGAAGTAGCCGTATTTTGCGCTAGAGCGTTGCTCATATACGGAATAGCAGCGCCAGGAGCGTTATTTTGCGCTGAAGTTGCCGCTAAATAAGGGCTAGCTGCGTTTAACCCGCCCGACAAACCGGCGGCTTGCAAGAAAGGCGAGGCTTGTGACAAGCCTGACGTTGCCAAACCTTGATTCAAGTACGGTTGAGTTGCGGCTGCAGCGCTCAAACCTAACGCCCCTTGCGCGGTCTGCTGAGCTTGCGCTAGGCCTGGTTGATACGCGTTACCAGCAGCTTGCACTCCGTTAAAGGCCGCTGTTTGGTTAGCGGTGGGGCCAGCGTACTGCATACCTTGCAGCGCGGTTTGCCCTTGTGTTGTGATATTGTTCAGGTAATCCTGATAAAACTGCGGCAGCGTTGTCGCTTGTTGCTGCGTCGTTGTAATGCTAGGCAGCGGAGCGCCTTGCGTTAACGAGCCGTTATCATTAGTGCTGGCTGTCGCTAGCTGGGCCGGAGTTGGAGTAAAATTATTAGAGGTAGCCATGATCATTTACCCTTTAAATAGTGCAAGGGGTCTTTTGCTTTAGGCGGGATTTTATCAATTGGAGCACTTCGTTTATGTTTACGAATACGCTCACGCATCTTATCCAGCGCTTCAGCTCCCGCTTTGTTTGACCCATCGCCCAACGCCGATACCGTATCAGCATCAAACACGTACTCACCGTCCGCTAGCATAGCTGGAATGTCATCGCTCTGTCCAGTGCCTGGCCCTTGAACGTGCTTACCTAGCCCGCCCGTGCGGAACAATGGGGTTCCATTATAGTTCGGATGTGACTTGTCAGGGGTACGCTTGCGGATTATATCTACAAACTCAGGCTCAAACTTGCTCAAATCAGCTTTGACTTCGCCGCCTTTTTTATACCCTGTCGCCGATGAGAACTCACCTTGCTGCTGATGCCCCATAATGTTATTGAGCATAGAGTCACTAGGAGTGTACGTAGGAACTATGCTTTTAGAGGCTACGCTGGCGAGCGGGTTAGCCATCGTAGGAAAAGCCGCCCTACCAACGGTAGCAACTCCTGGCGACATGGGGGCATTCCAAGGACCGCTGCTAGAGCCTCCAGTGGTGCCTCCTGAAATCACTGAATTAGCTGGTGCTCCAGATGATATGTTTGGAATAGTTGTAGTGCCCGATGGGCCGATTGAGGGAGCTGGATTAGGATTAAAAGCGTTGCTTAGATCTTGTGTAGCCGAAGCTGCAGCAGCTGCAGCGCCAGCGTCTCCTAACGCGGGTGTATACGCTAGAGGATTACCAGCAACATCTAGCGGCGTTCCGAGTAAAGGAGTTGAAGCGGCGGCTCCAGGGATCAATGCTCCCTCTGTAGTACCTAGCGTCGAGATTCCAGGAACTGCAGCACCTGCTCCAGTCAGTCCAGAACCTAGCGGCGCATAGCTACTTGGGACAAAGTCTCCTGGCAGTACCGAGTTCATAAAAGTTGAGGTATTAACCGATGGTATACCTGCTTCAGTTAGCGCGTTAGTAGCGGGTAACGCGCTCCCAGCGCCCGCAGCTCCAGCGGCTCCAGCGGCAGCAGCTCCGCCACTAACTGCGGCAGAACCTGCGCCAGCAATCATCGAGCCATCAGCGGCGATGATAGAACCATCAGCCAAGACTGTTGCACCGTTTGCCAATACCGTTCCGGGAAGAACTGTAGAGGCGCCAAGGACTTCAGCGCCGCCGCTAACCATTTCTGGCAACAGCTCAGGCGCTACAACTGCGGCTGTAACTGCCGCGATAGCTGCGAGAGGGTTTTTCGCAACTGGGTTTAAAACTTGCCCGATAAAACCTTTACAGCAACCCATATCAAGCCTCCCCTATCATCAGGTAAGGGTCTTCAATATCCATACCAGTATGTGTAAATTTGATATCATGCAGCCCTGCGGCCATTCCAATATGGGTTGCAGATTCTTGATCTTTAACGTAGATTGCGAAGCGTTTGACGCCTTTTGTTTTGAAAAACGTAACGAACTTTTTCAAGGCTCGCACGTACTCTTTAGGACTATCGCCATTTATGATAGAGAGTAGAATACTTCCAGGAGCTTGTTTTACAGCAAAAATTACGTTGTTAAACCGAACAAGCTGAAAGCCCTCTTTAAGAGCTTCAGCCAATGATTCCATAACGCTATCATGTGTAGTGTGTAGGTTATTGTGCTCGATGTGGTGGTGTACGATGGCACTAATAGATTTTTCGCTCATATAACGTTCGCCTTAGTTAAGGTCATCGTCCCTGTAATAGCCGCAGCCCAATCTTGCCACTTAGCAAAGCCCCTAGAGTCAGGGCACCCTGCTTGAGTAAAATACCCAATACCCGCAATCGCATCAGCCCAAAGACGCCAGTCTTTTTCTGCAATAGTGCCTAGTTGATTCGCCGCGAAGAGCTCTGCCATACGCGCACAGTACTCGTCCCACGTCAAATTTCTAGGGTCGAGCGCTATCGCCATTACGGGTTCCCCGTTCCGCGAACATCGCCGGTGGTGATAGACAGCAAGATTTTACCCATCTGGTAATTTCCATTGAAGGTATTTGACTCAAAACGTAGACGCATTTCACGGCGCTGTTCACGCATATCAATTTTTAGCGTGCTTGGCGTGAAATTATAAGGGCTAGAGGGTTGGTCAACGTCATCAGCATAACCCTTACCAGTGACGATCACATCCATCTGACCGTCTTGAACAAAATCAGGCTCAATACGCTCGATTCTAGTCCAGAGGTTATCCCCTGGTTGTTCGGTAGAGCCGACTAGCCCGCTAAGAGTGCCGAGGCTGGGGGTCTCGATAGCTGAGTATACAGCGTCGACGTTGGTCAAATATACTTGATCAGTGCCGAATTCATGCTGCCAAAGCGTGTATTTATTATTACTATCAGGCGCGACGCCCGCCCAAACAGGGTATCTAAACACTTCAGTAAAAGCCCCTGCAGTACGCTGAGCGCCAGGAGCGAAACCGGCGTCATACCAAGTTTTTTCACGTACATTGTAAATGATTGCGTTGTTACATTCTACAGAGTCGCCTGATGGATAGAACCACCAAATTTCACCCCAGCGCGGCACTTTTGTGCACCAGACTTTCTGGCGTTGGCTGTAGTTTAAATTATCAAAAAAGTAATTTTGATTAGTGTCATTGGGTATCTCTTGCACCACGCCGTTGTACATCAGGAAGCGGTCAATACCTGCCCAATAGTAAATTCCATCATACTCGATTACGGAGCTAGATGACAAAATTGAGGTTTGACTACTAATCAAGTCATAAGACCAATAAAAGGTTTCACCCCCCGCCGTAGTAGGGGCATAGCTAACGCGAATCAGCGCGTCTAACGCCCAAAATAAACCACTCGGCGATGTTGTACCGCCGCGAATAGGCAAGCCCTTCACTATCTTGCCGGTGGCCACGTTATTGGCGTTAGCGTCAGCAGAAACCCAGTCACTAAAGTCGCCCGCTGAGCAGTTCTGAATTAACCCATTATTGCCGTAAACAAATAAATACGGGTGGATCATAACGCACCCACCCGACACAGCGATGTTGTTGTCAAACGTCACTGTAGTTGTACCTGAGCCGGTAGCCGCGATAGATAAAGTTACCGAGGTGCCTGAGGCTGAAACTACAGTAGTTCCAGAGGCAATATACGTGCCAGATACCGATTGTCCTGCAGAAACCCGAACATCTGCAGCTGATAGCGTTAAAGTCGTCGTGCCGTTGGCAGTTGCAGCCGCTGTAAAGACGCCAACTTTAGACATCGTCGGGCTGCCGAAAGTGCCCGGAAACTGTCCATAAAGAACTGGGGTGTTGACTGTTGAGTCAATAGCTGACAAGTTCTGTCCTGGGTGCGCTACAAGATTATTGTTTGCGCCGCCGGTGGAGTCATAACCGATGTCAAACTGCCACAAATTATTTGCATTCGCTGTAAAATTATTCAGCGTATAAGCGGTAGGACCGAAGCCTGTATTGTCGTCGTAGGCATTTTGCCATTGTTCAAGGCCGCCGCTATAACCTGAAACGATGTAGTTCAGTCCGTTGCTAGAGGTCATCTGTAAGCCGCGTGAAAGCCCAGAAGCGCTCAAAAACATCGCATTGTAGCCGCCGATTTTACGGGGGCGACCGCGTTGAAACCGAACCCACTCGCCGTCAACATAACGAACGGTGTCAAACTGCGTCCCGTCCCGTTGGATTCCGGGATTAGGGGCTAGGCTAATGACTTTTGCGGTCAAAATGTGCCCCCGCTAAGACCCACGGGAAAAGCTACGTTTGTACCTGTAAATAAGGCCGCTTGCGTACCGCCGGTTGTCACGGCTAGTTGCCCGCTGGCTGGGTGATACAAACCAGTCGTTGTATCGCCAGTGTAGTTTAAAGTCGGCGTAGAAACTGTACCGGAAGCCAGCGTGATACTAGTCAGCGTGCCGACCGCGCCGCTATTTGCGTTGTAAACGTTCGTACCATCACAAACCGCGATAACCGATTGGTTCTGCGCGATGGTTAAAGTTGCGCCGCCTGAAACCGAGGTCTTAAACGTCAGCGTATAAGAGCCAGTAGTCGTGTTTGTAATAGAATACAATTGCACTGTAGGCGGCAGCACAATGATTTGATTAGACGTTAAAGTACCGCTATACTCTTGGATCGTGTTAGAGGCTTGAGTGGAGCTTAGAGTTAAAGTTCCCCCTGTGACTGTCAAAGCCAGTTGCGTGTACGGGAAACTATTAGAGCGACCATAGCCATACGTATTCCACCCAGTTGAGCCGTTAGAGACGATTACTAACGATTCAGTAAGTTGCAGCTGCTGATTAGCGTTACCGTTAATCGTGTCAGTACCCGCAGGAGTCAGCGTCAAAATACCAGTACCGCCGTTGCTAACGATTGTGTACCAGCCGTTACCGACTGTGGCCGCTGAAGGCAGCGTTAGTGATCCTGCGCCTGTGTTCCAAACCAGCAACTGCGCTTGGCTTGTAGAACTTAAAGTAGTGCTCGAGTTGATAAATGTAACGGGATTGTTCTCATTAAGAGTAACGCCGTTAGCAGCTAGGCCGTAACCGGCCAGTTGAGCGGCATTAGCCGATGATGTACCCGCGCCAAACTGAACTTGCGTCCAAGTACCGGCATTAGTTGTATTATCAGTCAACCAAATATACTCAGCTACGCCTGAAGCGATAGATACAATCGTTGTACCTGGCGCGGTGGTTCCTGAGTTAGCCGCTACCGTGAAGGGGTTCGAGCCGGTGTTTCTAATTAGAATCGACTGCCCTGTAGAAACTTGCGGCGCGGGGGGCAGAATAAGATAATATCCTGTTGACGTAGCTGTAACGTCAATAATGCTACTTACCGGCGTGTTTGTGTTGCCATTGATAGGCCATTGCAGGATGAGGTTAGCACTTAACGTGATAGACTCATAACTAACAGTCGATGGATAGATCGTCTGGCCAGTAAAAGGATTTGTATACGTAGTCATTATTGGGCATCCAATGCAATGGTTTGACGGTCAACCAAGCGAGTCTGATCCTCAGTCTTAAGCGCACCCAGCGCTTCTTGGAACAGTTGACTCCAGACTTGTAACCGAGCGTCATCTTTTAAGAAAGGCGCAGTTTGTTTCAAAGTGCCGAAAATCATTGCGTTTGGAGCATTCTGCGTCAACCAGTTGGTTTGGTTATCGGAAGCTAGAGGTTGCAGCCGTGTATAGCATAGGGCTTCAAACGAGTAGGCCTGATCGGGCGTTGGGGCTACAAACCAATGATCATAATCATAGTCAGCGTAGTACTGCGGGGTAGCGGTTGAGCTGACATTAGGCCAGTAATTGTTCAGGTACTCTAACTTACGCAAATAAATTGGCTGCTTGCCGCTAGACGTTGAGATTGTCATAGAGACAGTCTTGCGCCAACGAGCGGGTTTAGCGATGACTGGATTACCTGCTTGCATCGTGGAGTCAACCACCTCAAGCTGTCCTAAGGTCTTGATTTCTTGAGCGATTTCAAACTCAGCTAGAGTAATCGCTGTTGGGATAAAATTGACGACCGCCGCGTCGCTGCGTTCCAAGTACTGGAGCACCGTGGAGGTGAGACTGTCATACGTTAGAACAAAGGATGGCGTGGTCATGAATAAACCCCAAATTACCTTAAATTATAGCCTTTAAAACGGCGAGAACCCAACCGCCTAATTTTTCAGCAACTCCAGAACGGAAGCGGACGTTGTTACCCGCAAACCAAGTCTGTTTATCCGCCAGCGCTGTGGTTTCTTTATTGATACCTGGTTGGAACTGGAGCTTGATAAGTGCCATAATTACGCTAGTACATCAAGCGCCTGTTGCATTAGTGCAATTCGGTTCTCCATGCCTAGTGTACCCCCATTGATACGTTTTGTCATCTCTTCTACTTCGTTAGCATCCGCTAATTCATTTAGACCATGATGCTGCCAAAACCAACCAGCAGACAAACAAGCGCCTTCCGGTGTAGACACATAGTCGGGGTTATTAACCAGGTCAACGCCAATAGCTTCGCCGCAAGCGCGGTACCCACTTTTGCCAGTCAACTGAATCAGACCCCTGCCACGGTAGCGGAACCCATCCCCAGACTCAGGGCCATCATTTCCCATGCGGTGGGCGTAAGCAATGTCAGCAATCATTTGTGGGTGATGGGCGCATTCTTCGGCTGTTTCATGCGTAAAGTGGCTAGGCCATACGCGCATCAGAGACTCGGCCTTATAGTTCAGATTCTCTTCCAAGAATTTAAAGTGCTCTGATTCATGGGCACACTGACCGATAAAGCAGGCTTGGCGCAAAGGTGTATTAATCTCAAAGCGCTCAAACGTATCGTTCAATGGCTCCAGCCAGCTTTCATGGATACCCAGTTGTTGCAATTCATTTTCTGTCATTTTCAGCCGCCTTATTAATTACTTCTTTGATGTTGTTGTAGGAGTCGATGCAGGTGTTGAGTCTGCGGATGGCGTCGTCCCCACGGTGGGTGAGGGCGACAAGATTCCCAGCAGTTCTCGGGTCAAGTTCGGTGTATCCTTTGTCACTTCCGCCGGTAGATCCGGCACCCGAGGGCAATTCGCCACCACTGGTTGTTGGGATGCGCAAGCGCAAAGCGCCAGTGGCAATAGCAGAATCCAGCTTTTGAGACTTAGTTGCGGCATTTTGTTTGGCCTTTACAAGTTGAGTTGACAGGGTGTTGATCTTGCTTTGGGATTCCTGATCTTTCTTGGCCGTCTCTTCGTTTGCCTTAGCTACTTGTGCAGCCACTTCAGTTTCTTTTTCTTGGTATCCGCTGTGGTGCCCATAGAAATAAGCGCCAATGATTACGCCAGCAGCG